TGGTGAGCCAAACATCCCTGTCGTTGCCGAAAAGCTTGATTCGCTTCGCGTTACCCTGCGCCGCCGCCGGTTGCGGAAGTTCGTCGTTATCCGGCTTGGTAGCCGTGTCCGAGCCGTCCTCGCCAAGCTGGGAAGGATCGTTCCCGTCCGGGGAATCCATGAACGGATTGGGCGCCGGCTCCTTGAAGTCCTCGGCCTCGAGGTCGAGCTCCACCACGCCAGCCGCAGCCTCTGGCTTGACTTGGTTCTGCACGAGCGCCGCGTAGACCTGGGCCTTGGCGACGAGATCGGACTTGAGGGCTTCGACGCCCGACGTATCGAACCGCAGCCAGAGATCCTTCTCGCCGCCGAAGTGCGGCATCAGCGAGCGGGACAGGGCTGCGGCGAGACGGTGCGCGGCAGGGATCGCCGTGTTACGCCATGCAACCTTCTCTGCCGTGGCGAAGTTGGAGAACGTCGGGTCACCGATCCCGAAGTAGCTCGGAGGGAACCCGAACGCCGCGCAGATCTCCTCGCGGTTGAGCGACGTGCCCTCGCTAACCTGGGAGTCGCGGGCGGTCACGGACGTTGCCGCAAACGTGGCGCCGCCGGACAGGATCAGGAACCGTTCGGCCTCGGAGCCGGTATGGCGCAGCTTGACCGCGGCACGAGCCTCCTCCCACTGCGCCTTGGCGAGCGGCTGCGGGAAGGAGAGCACACCGTCCACGCCGAGCCGGTTCTGCAACGATAGCTTACGCCACGTCGCCGCCTCAACGTCGGTATCCACGGCGCGAGCGGCGGCCTTGAGCGGCGAGAGTCCACGGTAGGGCGTGGCCGGATCTGGCAGAAGAAACTGAATGATCTGCTCGGGCTTGAAGCTTTCGAGGACGCCGTCGTATTCGTACTTGTAACCCTCGATCCAAAGCGCCCGGTTCGGAATCGGCTGCATCCCGCGCGGATCGACCGGCCAGAGCTCAACCGGCTGATTGCGAATCATGGTCTTGAGGAGGTACGCCTCGCCGGCCAAGCCGAGGTGAAGGATCACGCGCTCGATCAGCTCGCGGCGACCGAAAAACGGGTTCGGCGCTTCGAGCAGTTCCTCGACCGGGTGGCCCTCGACCCGCTCCCACTCGTCGCCCACCGGCCGCTCGACGTACCAGGGCAGCGAAGAGACCATGTCGGCGAGGGCCGAGAGGCAGCGGTAGACCCAGACCGACGACTTGAAGCCGTCATTGATTGCCGCGTCTGTGTCCCAATCGGTCCACTCGGGCTGACCGGACCTGTAGCCGGGGAGGAGGAGGCCACCCCTGGAGTTGGGCGAGGACTTGCGCGGATAGAGAGCCGAGAGGACACTCACGGTTCCCTAGATAACACGGGACCGTGTGAGAGTTTGTTAGGGTCAGCCGACCGCGCGACGAAACTTGACCAGGGCTCCACGGGTGGCGGCGGCGGCAAGCTCAGCCTTCGCGCTCTTCACCGCAGCCGAGAACTCGGGATCTTTTCGCAGGTGGTAGTACACCGACCACCGCGAAACGTCCGCGCAGTCCGCAGCCAAGTCGATGCGACCGGAGCGGCGCAAGACCTCGAGGAACCCGTCGCGCCACTCTCCCGGGCCGCGCGGCCGGCTCATTCGTCACCGCCCGGCAGGAAGTTCAGGCCGTGCCAGAGGAGCAGACCGAGCGGGCGGATGCCTGAAATCCCGATCAGCAGCAGGCCGGCGGAGAGCCAGACCATCCCCGAGCCCCAGAGCGTGACCACGTAGACGGTCAGCGCGACCCACCCGGCAAGCCAGCCGATTCCGGTCAGCAGTTCGCCGCGGGCTTGCTTCGTCACGCGAGCTCGTCCTCGCCGTCCTGCTCAATCGTGAACGACTCGCAGATTGCGTTGAGGATCTCTTCGCAGAGGATCTCACGCGCCTCGAAGGACTCGAGGTCGATCCCCGCCTCGCCGATCCGCCGAACGCTATGGGCCACGCCAGTCTCGACGCAGGACACCAGCAGCGGGTAGACCTTCGGGATGAGTCCGGTTGTCATCATGCCCATCCGATCAGGAGGCCAGCGGGTTGACGTAGCTTGTACACGGCGAGGGCTAGGGCGCAGACGCAGTCGTCGTGAAGGCCGGGCGCAGCCGAGTAGCGAACACCCGTCTTCGAGTATTCGTACTCGAACGACTCGAGCTCCTGCACGATTGGCCCGTCTGGGTAGCGGATCGCCTGCGTCTGAATCGCAACGGCAACGCCTTCGATGATCTGCTGTTTGCTCTGCGAGGTAAACTTGAACGACTCGACCAGGTGGAAGGCGCGGCGCTGGAGAGCTTCCACGATTGGGTCTCCTACGCCGGTGCTATCGCAGGCCGTTGGAGTCTGCCCGATCAGGCGAGACACCCGCTCAAGCGTCTCGGCCCACGGCCCCTGCCACCGCTCGAACCTGCACACCGCGCCCGATTCGTCCAAGCCAATCGCCACGGTGTAGTCCTCGGACTTGGCGAGATCGACGCCCCAAGCGACGGGCTCGGCCGTTGACAACGGGCCGATGCAGGAGCGGATGGCGCTCAGGCCGAACGGGTTGCCGCCGTCGTCGGTGGGCTCGGCCTCGTACAGTTCCCGAAAGACCTGCTCAGGCAGCACGCGCTTGGCATCCTCGATCTCCTCGGACGTGAGGATGCCCGCCTTGACCGCATCGTAGGCCGTGATCTTGGCGTAGCGCATGTCCGGCTCGCCCTGCTCGGCGCGGCGGGCCATCATGTAAGCCCAGTTGCGCCGGCCCTTGACGTTGCCGATGATGCGGATCTGTCCGCGCGTCTTCGTCAGCGTCGAGCGAACCGCGTGCCACGCCTCCTCCTTGCAGCGGCTGGCTTCGTCAATCACCGCGGCGTACACGTCCTCGCCGTAGAGCGAGTCCGGCTTGTCAGCGCCCTTGAACCAGATCACCGCGCCATTGGCGAGCGTGATCGTCAGTTCGGTTTCGTTGGCCGTGTAGAGCTGCTCATCGAGAGCCCGCTTGAGCCGGCGATAGACGATCTTGGCCTGCGGAAAGATTGGAGCGATCCACCAGAACGACTGACCGTCCTTGCCTAGCAGCGCCTTCTCGGCGAGCCAGACCATGCAGCCGGCGGTGTTGTGCGTAGGCAGGAAGTCGTCGGTAAGGTACAGGTTGTCCGGGGAGTCCACCTGGATGCACTGCGCTGGCTTCGTCCCAACCAACTCGATTGACCTGAAAAATCGGTTGCCGGTCTTTCGCTTTACGCGGACACGCTCCGCTTTCCTAGCTAGACGGAAGCACCACCTCGCATCAGAGAAGCGAATCACCTGACGCCACACGGGCTTGCAATCAATGTATCTGCCGTCGTTGGCGCGGTATCCGTTTTGGGACCTCAAACGAGTCAGTACGCTACCCCCAAGGCTTCGCACTACTTCAGAGATATCCCGAGCAAGCCTCTCTGACGTCTGCTCAATGGCTGGCTGTCCGTGCTTGTCAACGAATCCGTCAGTGTCGAGCAGACCCTGCAACACGGAGCGACGTACCTGTTCGGTGTTGTACCGATAGCAGTCTGGGATGAACTTCTCATCAGAATGCGTGCCGAGAAGTCCAAGGCCGCGGATCATCGACCGAACGTGAGTGCCAGCCTCGCGGTGCTGTGCGGCATCCGGGCCGGCTCCCACCCGCCAGTCAACGCCACCACACGGCGTCAACTGGTGCCCGGGGGGGAGAGCGGCAAGAAGTGCATCCAGTATTTCCTGGTCCGCTGACGAAAACCGCATGGTGTCGCCAGTCAATCCACCGTCACCTAGCAGTAGACCAAGCGCATAGGCATCAAATGGAACCTCGCTTGCCTCAAAAGCTGCCACACCAGACGGACGAACCCATGCGCGGTGCAACCTGTCCGCGGACCAGGTCATCATCTCGGCCAGCGGAACCACCTTGGGCCGCTGGCGAAACTGGCAAACCTCCCACAAGTGCCCTGCGTCCGCCTCGGTAATAGATCCATCTGAGAACGTCACTCGGAAGATCGGTCGATCACCCTGCGGAAATACGCCAAGGATCTGTGCGCGACCACCGCCAGGCGTCAGGACAACATCGCCAATCGCAAGGTCACCCATGCGACGCGGTCCAGCCGGCGAATAGACGAGAGCGTCTAGCGGCTGCGCCTTGCCGGCTTTCGTTGTGGCCTCGACGACGGCATATCGCTCCGGGCAGAAGAGCGCCGCTTTCTGGTAGTCCGTGAGCGGCGGGCGGGTGTACTCTAGCAGCCGCATCAGTCGCCGAGTTTGATCGTAAAGCGCACCGGGCCATCATCGGCCCCGGTGACCTCGTGCCGCTCCGTGTAGCCTCGCGCCTTGCCGCGCGTCTTGAGGAAGAAGCACACCGCCCATGCCTCGCCAGCCTCAACGGCCTTGTCGAGCGCGGACTCGGCTATGTCCAGGCGAAGCTCTTCGCCGGCCTCTTTCGCCGCCTTGAGCTCGGGATGCTTAGCGATCAGCATGTGCATCCACGCCCGGGTGTACCCAAGCGAGCGAGCGGCCACCGTCACGTTGCCGCGAGCGGCAGTTAGCGCCTCGCAAACCTTGTCGAGCGAGAAGGCCGAAGTCCTTTTAGGCGGCAAGTTAGGTAACTTCTTGGCGTTCATGCCGACTCGCGCGAAACAGTCACCCCGACCCGCCCGGGGGAGGCGAGCGGGCCGGGGGTGCCGAAGTCGCCGCTGTGCAGCCGGCTCGACGTGGAGGAGGCACGGAGCCGGGGCGTCGGAAGGAGGTGGGCGGTCGGCACGGTGAGTTCATACCACGACAAGCACGGAAGTCAAACCGAGTATCCACCCCGCCAGGTCCACCCCGTCGCCCGAACCGTTTCGTCATCCGCGTGTTCTTGCTCAGAGCTCCTGTTCCTGTTCCTGTTCAGAGCTCCTGCTCTTGTTCCTGATTCGAGAACTGTATCCGAATGGTTTGGCCCACCATCGGGGAACCGTTGGCGGACGGTTTCGATACCGTTGGCGA